CTTGATTTGACACCTCAACGAATCGGGCAATTAGCAAAAGAAGGCATCATTCCGAAATTGGAGAGGGGCAGATATGAACTTGTCCCAGTTGTTAGAGGATATATTCAATATCTGAGAATGGGCAACTTGAAGCGTGACCTTCCAGAAGATGACTATACAACTCACCGCATGAGGCTAACCAGAGCCAGGGCAGACATCATGGAAATGGAAAAAGCCCAAATGGAAGAAAGATTGATTCCTGCTGACGACATTGAATCCGCATGGCTCGAGGCTGCTGCTAACATGAGAGCAAAAATGTTGTCTCTTCCAACAAAGGCATCACCAGACATCTTTGCGGCCGAATCTCTTGCCGAGGTGAAATCTGTGCTGAAAGAGCATATATTCGAGGCATTGAGCGAACTTGAAGGAATTGAAATCCATGTCACTAACCCTATCAGGGCATCCGAGTCTGAAGAGAATCCTGACGAAGGTGTTTCAGAGCCTGAAGCCACCACCTGATCTCAAGATTAGTGAATGGTCTGATTCTTTTCGGAGATTGTCTCCAGAGGCATCTGCCGAGCCTGGATCATGGGTCACGGCAAGGGCAGAGTATCAGCGCGGCATCATGGATTCATTCAATGACCCGACTGTTCGTGAAGTTGTGGTCATGTCATCTGCTCAATGCGGAAAGACTGAAATTCTGAATAACATTGTTGGATACTTCATTGAACAAGACCCATCGCCTATCCTTGTTGTCCAACCAACCCTGGACATGGCTCAGACTTGGAGCAAAGACCGTCTGGCTCCTATGCTGCGCGACACCCCTTCTCTTTCTAACCTTGTTAAAGACCCTCGCGCTAGGGATAGTGGTAATACAACACTCCATAAGATTTTTCCTGGTGGCCACATTACTGCTTGCGGCGCTAACAGTCCAGCTAGTTTGGCTTCCCGTCCGATTCGTGTCGTTTTGTTTGACGAAGTTGATCGCTATCCTGTATCAGCTGGTTCTGAAGGCGACCCAATCTCGCTAGGCAAGAAACGATCTGCAACCTTCTGGAATCGCAAGATTGCGATGGTCTCGACTCCGACAAACAAAGGAGCAAGTCGAATTGAGATGGCTTATGAGGATTCAGATCAGCGGAAATTCTTTGTTAAATGCCCACATTGCGAGCATCCACAAGAAATGAAGTGGGCAAATGTCAAATGGGATGAAGGCAAGCCAGAAACCGCTAAATACTCATGTGAGGATTGTGGAACACTTTGGGATGAATCAGACAGGCTCAGGGCAATCAAATCTGGCGAATGGCTTGCGACCGCGCCTTTCAATGGAATAGCAGGGTTTCACCTTTCCGCACTTTATTCGCCTTGGACACCAATCGCTGATGGGGTTCGTGATTTCTTGGAGGCAAAGAAACAACCAGCAACCCTGCGAGTCTGGATCAATACCTATCTTGGAGAGACCTGGGAAGAACAGGGAGAACAAGTTAGTGAGCACTCACTTATGGATAGACGCGAGGAATGGGAGGCAATTCCAGAGGATGTTTTAATACTAACAGCTGGAGTCGATGTCCAGGATGACCGGCTAGAGGCTGAAATTGTCGGTTGGGGCAAGGATGAGGAAAGCTGGTCTATTGCTTATCGAACCATTCATGGCGACCCATCTGCCCCATCTGTTTGGGCTGAATTGGATCAGTTTTTGTTTCAAACATTTGAGCATGAATCAGGCAATGACATGATTGTTCGAGCATCTTGCATTGACTCTGGCGGCCACAATACTCAAGCTGTTTATAAATACGCATCACAAAGAGAAGGCAAGCGAGTCTTTGCTATCAAAGGCGTTGGTGGGGATGGCAAACCTTTAATTGGCAAACCATCAAAGAACAATATTGGCAAGATCAAGCTGTTTCCGGTTGGGGTTGATACTGCAAAGCATTTGTTATTTAGCCGATTGCGGATTACAGAGCCTGGGGCTGGCTATTGTCACTTCCCAATGGACAGAGATGACGAATATTTCAAGCAATTGACTGCTGAAAAGATCGCAACCAGATACCACAAAGGCTTTGCCAGACAAGAGTTTATTAAGACTCGACCAAGAAACGAAGCCCTTGATGTGCGGGTTTATGCGATGGCTGCTTTGTCATTGTTGAATGTCAATTTGTCAAACCTTGCGCGCGCGGTTATCATCAGGAAAACCGCTATCGAGGAAGTTAAGAAACAAAGGCCAATCATGTCAGCAAACAAGAATTCGGCTTTTGTGAACAGATGGCGTTAAAATTTGTGAAAATTGTCTAAGGGGTTCTGATGTCAAACCTTTTTGACGCTGCCAATGCGCCAAGTGCTGTTCCAGAAAAGATCGTTGTCGGCGACTTCATTCAATGGAAACGCACCGATCTAAGTTCAGATTATCCTCCAGCATCCTATACAGCAACTTATATTGCAAGGATCACAGGTGGAGGTGCAAGTGAAATTCAGGTTACTGGTACAAATTCTGATGGAATTTATCTATTCACAGTAACAAGTGCAACGAGTGCTGGTTTTAATGCCGGTCAATACCATTGGCAACTTGAGATTGTTCAAAATTCAAGTGGCAATCGAATCGTTGTAGATCGTGGCTATTTCGAGGCCATTGTTGATCTGGATGCCAATAATGCCGACCCGCGCACTCATGCGGAGATAATGATCACAAAGATTGAATCTTTGCTATCTGGCAAGGCAGATTCAGATGTGGCAAATTACTCAATTGCTGGCCGATCTCTCACAAAATTAACTTTTCAAGAACTGATCCAGGCGCGTGATTACTACAAGCAAGAACATCGCAAGGAAGAAATTGGCGAGCGAATTCGTAGAGGAATTGCCACCGGATCAACCATTCAGGTGAGGTTCTGATGAACATTCTCGGCTTATTCAAAAGAAAAAAACAAATCAAAAAACGAGTCTATGCCGGTGCAGCAACTGGTCGGCTTTTCTCAGATTTCATTGCGAGTTCACAATCTGCTGATGAGGAAATCCGAGGCGCACTAAAAACCCTCCGAAACCGATGCAGAGACCTGAGCAGAAACAACGAATATGCTCGCAGGTTCATCAATCTCAGCAAAGCAAATGTAGTCGGAGATCGTGGGGTTACGCTCCAAGTCAAGGCTCGAAACGACAATGGCTCAATGGATGTTGTCGGCAATTCGATCATTGAGAATGCTTGGAAAAAATGGGGAAGAATTGGCTATTGCACAGTCGATGGCCGAATGTCTTGGGTTGATGCTCAAAGGCTATTCGTAGAAACCCTTATCCGAGATGGTGAGGTGCTTGTTCGTTTGGTCAAATATCCAAATGAATTCGGCTTCGCGCTTGAGTTCATCGAATCTGATCTGCTGGACGAAGAATACAATTTGATTCTCTCCAATGGCAATAGGATCAGGATGGGCGTTGAACTCGACAAGTTCAATCGTCCTGTTGCTTACCACTTGTTCACCTCTCACCCAGGCGACAATCAATCTCAATGGATGGGCAGAACTTACAACAGAGTTCCAGCCGATAAGATGATCCATTGCTTCTTGCCTGAAAGGGCAATGCAGACTCGAGGTGCTCCTTGGATGGCTCCGGCAATCTTATCGCTGAAGATGTTGCATGGTTATCGTGAGGCTGAACTTATTGCAGCCAGAGTTGGCGCATCAAAGATGGGATTCTTCACAAGTCCTGGCGGCGATGGATTCCAGCCTGATGATATGCAAGACAAAGTGCCAATCATGGAAGCCGAACCTGGGACATTCCACCAGCTGCCAGATGGTGTGAACTTCACTCAGTTTGATCCCACCCACCCGACAAGCGCATTTGCCGATTTCGAGAAGGCAGTCCTTAGAGGCATTGCTTCTGGTCTTGGTGTGTCGTACACCTCGCTGGCAAATGACCTCGAGGGAGTCTCTTATTCTTCCATTCGTCAAGGTGCGTTAGAGGATAGAGATCAATGGAAGGTGGTTCAAGACTTCCTGATTCAGCACTTTGTTGAGCCTGTATTCCGAGAATTTCTGATGAAAATCATGGAAAACGGCACGATCAACATTCCATCCAGCAGATTTGACAAGTTCGCAGATGCAACGATCTTCAGGGCCAGGGGATTCCAATGGGTTGACCCACTCAAAGAGATGAATGCCGCGGTCATTGGAATCAACAACGGCATTTTGAGCCTTCAGGATGTTGCGAATCAATATGGTCGAGATGTTGAGGAAACATTCGATCAG